GAAAATTCTACTAAGTCGTAATAATTTTCTAAAAGAACCTTTGCTTCATATTCAGTGTTAGCTATAATTCTATGAACATATTCAACACACCCACATATGTTTTTAGAAAAAACAGTCCTAGATTGACCATTTATATAATCAATGAAATCAGATATGTAATTAGTCTCATTAATTCCATGCTTACCATCTATTAGATACAATGGATATGAATTTGCACTCTGTCCAATTGTATTGGGTCCACACTTATAAAAAGCATAATATACTTTATATCCTCCAGTGTTTAGGTCTACTGTACTATATTTAGGATCTCTTGTCACGCTTGGGCATTCTTTACCTTCCCAAATAGAACCTGAATAACTAGGAACTGAACCTCCGTTAATGTCATTCCCTATGTAATGAGATCCTGTCCAAATAAAATATTGATTAGGAGAAATGCTGCCATCTGCAGCTCCTATTACATCATAATCAATAAGCTTGTTGTAATTTGAATTTTCAGCACCAGAAGGATCTGTATATAAATAGATGTTATTTTTTACTATGGTGAGTAGGTCCAATGGAGAACTAGACATATAGAATACTTCAACATCGATCTTAGGATAATGACAAAAACCAACAAACTCAGAAGCGCTATTACATTGAGATACTTGTATTGTTTTTTGCTGTAATACTGGATCTCCTGCAGTTGCACATGAAATAGTAGTAGGTAGCCAATTTTGTTGAAATTGATCCCAAAAGTAACCATAATCGACTGAAGTCGAATACATCCCTGAAGTAGCAACGTTCGTCGTATGGTTATTATCATAGAAATTTTGAACGGCGTCTTCTGGAGTGCTAAAGATGCTTATACTATTATTAACTAACTCATCTATGGTATTATAGGAAGGGCCTCCAGGGCCAGTGTAATAGTAGTATGGATTATTTAAAGGACTAGAACAAAAAGTACTAGAAGTCGTTGCATATAAAAGATTAATTTGAATACCTGAAGAACCTGGACATAATAGTGGTGTCCATCCTGCAGCATCAGGTTGAGTTCCAGGATCTATTGAAGGAACTAAAACTAAATTATTTTGGCTGTAGTCTGTTTGACTACCTCCTGCCATTAACCAAACACTACTAGTTCCATTACCATTAATGTAAAATTCAGATATAGAGTCTCCGTAAGATCCAGGGTATAAAGGTTCTAATCCAAATGTAGAATATACAGCAGGATCAGTTAAATTAGGTACATTTGCAGCGGGTGGTTCTCCAACTGGATTTGGGAAAATTAATAAATTAATAGAACCTTGAGTATGCGCATATATTATTTGTTCGATTAATGTATACGTTTCTGTTCCATCATAATACAACCAAGCAGTTTGAATTCCGCTACAATACGATCCTTCATTTAAATCCCCAGTAAAATATACTTGGAATTTTTTAACAGAATCTGGAAGTCCTACAACTGGGCCACCACCACTAGTTCCAGAAGTTCCACTAGTCCCAGAAGTTCCACTGGAACCATATGTACATGTTGTCGTGTTCTCCCATTTTAGTTGACTATTAGGATCATAATCAGCAATAAAGGCGCTTCCACTGGATAAACTACCATCAAATGATATAGATGAATATACACCAGGTGAACATTCATAACCTGAATTTCCTAATAACCCCTGTAACTGATTAATATAAATACGTACTTTAAATAGGCTTAGATCTGAAATAGATGCATTATCTGAAAGTCCATGAGGATTTCCATTAATATCAATCTGATCATACCATACGATATAGGTATCTGGTAAAGTTCCAGGGTCTGCAGGAATTCCATTGACCGCAAATAAAGTGTCATGCTGTGACGTGCAAATATTTGGGTCTGCTGTCAGCCCTGACTTATAATATACTTGAGTTTGAAACATTTAATACTAGTCTATCTTTTTATAGAATATAATCCTATACTCTATATATCAATTAAAGCTAGTATTAAATCGAGAGCTGGGCAGCCTTAATAGAGTTTTTGTTAGTGCCACTAGCTTTGTATTTTGCGAACACTTCAACATCAAAAGAAAATTGTTCTCCATCTGAATCAAATATATCTAAACCTAATTTTTTAGCATATGTTAGATTTGATATATTAGTGCTCATTATACCACCAACTTTACCAGTATCTGTAGTTGCATTATTACCAGCATAATCAGTCATTCTATATTGAAAAACAATATCTATTGAGACCGAATTTGTTTCTCCAGTTTCAATATATTTTTTACCAAACTTATTATCACCGTCAACTAATAAAGATTCTGGATTAATTGGTGCAATAAATAAATACGAACCACATGATTTACCTCCTAATAAATATTGATCGTTCGCGTCAAATGACATTTTTAATGTTCTATCATAGTTAACTCCGCCAACAGTGCCTATTAGTCCATTAGTATGTTTATATCCTAGCTGAATTAATCCGTTATTTGCATCAGATTCTAAAGTAGCGGTTACTGGCATTGTACCTACCACCCCAGCACTAATTTGATTTTGTAAGATTGATTGTACTTCAGCGCCAGTTAACCCGGCAGGGTCGACTGCAGATGATTGATAAGAGTTGTAAATATTAACTAAATCAGGGTGATCCTTGTGTAAATATATACCACCATCATAATTTGATGATGTTACATTTGTTAGGTTTGTAACATTAACTAGGTTTTCTGAAAATGCTCCGGAAACATCATATGTCAAAGAGTTAGAATCATATGTTCCAAATGTTCCATTCCATATAAAATCAGATCCTGATCCATTTCCTGTAGCACTAGGAAGAGAAGTTACGTCATATGACATTAAATATTCATAATCGGCAATTGAAGACGTTGTTGGAGAAATAGCAGGAATATCTAAATATAATTTATTTTCATTAGAAATATCCATAAATCTAGAGTATATAAACTGACCTCTTCTTTGTGCAGATTGATAAGGCGCGCTAAAGTTATATTCTACAGAATTAGTACCGAAAGTGAGCGATAATGCGTCACCTGATATATTTTGATACTGTATTGGAACCATATCGTATTTCGCTTCGGTAGTATAATATGTGTCATTTACAACTTTTTCAGGTATTTCAAAATTAGGATCTGGATCTATACCAAACCCATATGAAATTGCATTAGATGCTGACGCTGAAGATCTAAAAGATGGTAGACTTCTATCTCCTATAATCCTTGCAATTAGCTCTAACTGAGATGCATTTGTATTTTCTAATAAAAGTTTAAATGTCTTAGTAACAATATGCCCTTTTTTAACAGTTAAGTCTGCAGTTTCATCAGCATAATATCCAGCAAATACTTTATTATTAGTATTTCTTTTTATATTAATAACAGTACCCTCTTCATTTACTAGTTTTACAGAAAGTTCACCTTTAATTCCGGAAATAGTCTCTTGAAGAGATTTAACTTCATTTTGTAAATCTGTAAGTTTATCAAAAAGAGAAATTGGAGTTTGTTCCGGTGATAAAAATCCAGAAGCAATTGAAGTTGCATTATGTGAAAAATACTTTTCATTAGCAATAAATGAATCATCTATGTGGCTATATACTCCTTTTGATTCTAATTCATCATTAATCCTAACAACAGCAGATTCTGTTTCATTTTCACTAACAAGTGTTGATATGTTAGTAGTATCTAATTCTCCTTCCGGAAACTCTATTCTAACAACATCGCTCCAGTCGCTAGTTATTGGATTAGATGGAAAACCAGCCTCTGAGACCGACTTAACTCTAATATCTACAACCTCACCCTTTTGGATTGGAATATCTAGCTGGTTAAAATTAATTTCTTGACCATCTTCAACCGATCCTTCAGCCCAATAAAATTTACCAGTAGTCTCATCTTTTAGTCTTTGTCTAACACCAGTCTTAACTTCATTCCAATTAGAAAATACTCCAGTTTTTTCAGTTTCATTTGACTTAAATGGAATTTGAGCAATTTCAGAAGACTTACCACTAGTTGATAAATATCTGTACTGCACAATAAACTGAACAATATTTTGAGGTATTGTTTCAGCTGCTAATTTAGGTTCTGGAATTGACCAAAATCCTCTAATTCTAAATTTAGGTTCAATCTTAGTGACATTAGCATCACTTGAAATTGACTTAATCTGATTTACTATAGAGCTATAAAGTTTTGTTTCAGCAGCTCTACTTTCAATTAGAGATCTTAATTCATTTCTGTCTCTGTCTCTTTCGATTAGAGAAGAATATTTTCTAGTAGAAACCTTAGATCTCTTCTTAACAATAGTGTCATCTAATTTTTTAACAGCCTCTTCAACATTAATCTTATCAGAAGTTAATTTTTTAACTTTATTAATAGCATCGTTTTCAGTTAAATGCTTGTTTATTTGAACAACTTGAAAGTTAGTTGCTTCTAATGTTGGAGAATCTGGAGTTTTTCCAAGAGTAGCCGGTGGAATTGCATCTTCTTTAAGTGCTTTAATAAATTGACCGAAGTCGGCAACCTCTTCTTTATAATAATCAGCAAGACTTTTTACTTGACCACTTTCTAAAGTTGTGGTTAAATCATTACTATATATTGATACTCCAGGAGACCAATTTTCTGCTAAAATGTTTGAATCAGGATCAATTGCTTTAAAGAAAACAACCATGCTTTCATTAAATCCAAGATTGATTTCAATTTCAACCGCAATATTATTAGCTTTATAAATTCTAAGAGAATCTGCTCCTATTTTTATAGGTTCATATCCTTGAATTAATTCTAATTCAACCTGTCTAGTTGAACTATCAATATTCTTTACTCTGTATTTTGTACTGTTTTTTCCACTATTAACCGCAACCTCATCTCCAACTTTTAAAACTTCGGTATCTTTTAATTCCTTCTCAGAATCAGTATATGTTAATTTATCTAGAGTGTATACTTTAATATTCCTTTGAATAGAATTACCTCCAGAAACTACCGTTTTCTGTATATTATCAATAGAAGTTACATCGAATGTTCCATAATATTGAGTGTTTCTATATGGAAGGTCTCTAACTTCCTCATCATTATAGAATGGTATATTATTTGCAGCTAAGCCTGAAATAACTTCAGAATAAATTAATCCCTCTTTATCTTTTAATTCAGTATCAAAATATTCTTTAGCATAATCAAACGTTGTTTCAATGATAAGCCTCTTAATTAAAACTCTTTCAGTATCTGAACCGACTTGAGAACTTACATCAAATTTTGTAGTAAGGAGAGGTGTTAAAAAATCTTCGAAAAAATAATTTGATTTTATCCCAAACTCTGAAGGCTTATTAACTGAAGTTATATCATTTGCAGGGCTCTTTAAATTCCCAGTATATATTCTTTGGTATGTTCCGTCTGCTAATTTAATTTTTGAAGTTCCATCTGTTAAGTCTGTTAACGCTTTTAGATTAGTATCTAATCTTTCAAGCTCACGTTGCATATATCCAAATGCTGGAACATAAACAGTTTTCGTGCCATCTCCCGTCAAAAGTTCCAAAGGTATACTTTTCTTATCGGTGGTTACTGCCTCATTAATTCTCTCAAATGTCTTAAGAGAATTTACATTAATTTCAAGCAATTGCTTGATAACTGTTGAGATTGAATTGTTTGTGTTCATGTTTACCTAATAATATCTACTTCAAATTGATACGTTACTGGATCAATACAAATTACTTCAATATATGGTTTATTCGTGATTAAATCTGCTGGAGAAATATCGGCTATTAGCTTATCAAAGTCTCCAGATTTTCTAGTTCTAATCTTAATGTTATTACCATCCATATTGATAGTTTCAAATGTAATTCTAACAACCTGGCCCTCTTTCCATTGAGTGGTTGAATCATCAATGTATATATTTAAATCATCATTCGCAGTACCGGTAGAAAACTTATTAATAAAGCTAATTCTATTTGTAAAAGGTTTAAGTTTACACCATATACCATACTGACTTAAGCCACTACCATTTATCTGAATATCAAATAATTGATTTGTAGTTATAGAACCAGAAACAGATTTAGAAGCTATATCCCATTTAAATAATCCTAAATTTTCATATCCTTTAGTAGTGTTGTTTACTTTAATTTTATTTGGAACAGACTTATCAACCGAAGTCCCAGCTCCATCAAATATAACATTTGTATTATATTGTAACTCAACTGGAATTGTTCCATCAATTAAAGAATTTAATTTATCGTGTGCCTTTGTGATTAGCTTTAATAAAGCATCAGAATCTTTTAATTGAGCTGATGTATTTTGAAAATCTTGTTCCAGTTCAGTAACTCTAATATCTAAATCCTCTGCAGTTTCTGTTGCTAAAACAAGTTGTTCTATTTGGTTTAACCTTGTCTCTAAATCTCCATATCTATCATTTGCTCTAATAAGCAACTCTGCGGCATTCTCTAATAATGTCGTAGTGTCCATGAATAGATCCATAGAGAACGTAGTAAAATCATTAATATTAGTTTCTACCCCTACGTTATCAAGTGACGTGTTAAACTTTAAATTTAATTTTAGTGAAAACGCATTTCCATTTAAACCAGTTACTTCGTTTGGCTTATACTTAATTTGTTCATTAATTCTTGCTCCACCGCCACCAATGCTCTTAATATCATCAAGTATTAAAATACCGTATAAATTGGTAGATCTATTTGCAGGAACCGAAGAACTATATAAGTCATAATAAACAAGTACTGCATTAAATTTAAAATCACTTCCTTTTTTATTATAGTCGTTAAAATTCTTAACTTTACTATCACTTGTTATTCCATAATATGATTGAGGATTCCAATCGATACCTACTGAATTGGTACCATTCGTGTTTATATCGTAAAAAGGCCCTAATGCCTGATCATAACTATCAACTATTGGCGAAAGATTTAGATTAGGATCTGGGTGTGTTTGATTATCTCTACCTTCAATCCAGTCCGGGTCAGCATATAATTGGTTTGCCGTTGTATTATAATTCGATGGCTCAAATAATACAGTCGGTGTAGTTCCTGCAGATGACGGAACATTAATATAAACTTCATGATAAGCGTTCCCTTTATATGCTATATCATTTTCAGCATCAATAGATCCTAAATATTTAACTACTCTGTCGTATACCTGACCGGTTTGAGTTGAATTAGAATCTTCTGTGTAATTGCCATTGTTTGATTCTGTTGAGTCTGCTGATTTAAATCTAACAGCACCAACTTCACTCATCATTTTAAAAAACAGCTTTTCAGCATCTGATTTTAATAAAATAGGATCAAAATCATCATCTTGTAGAATAATTTCCTCAGCGTTTAATGCATAATTTTGAAATGTTAACGCAAAATCAACATTTGCACCATTTCCAGAAGGAACATAGTTACTTCCTGAAGATTCTAATAAATTACTATAATCAATAGTATTAGAACCTAAACTAGATGTTGTAAAATCTGGCAAATCTAATAAAGCATATCTACTAAACTCAAATTTAAGATCTGCATTATTAAAAGCACGTGTAATATCTCTTGCAGCTGAGGCAAAAGCATACATTGTACCTCCTTGAGGTTGTGGTATTCTAACTAATGGAGTCGCCATTTATTTTACTTATTTTATTTATGCAATTGTTGCGTTGTGTGAACTAATCACGTACCATGTATTATTAGCGCTGAAAAATCTTAAAGTTACAGATGAATTTAAATCATCTAAACTAATTGAAGTTGCTCCAATATTAACATTGTTTTGTCCTCCCACACTAATTGAGCTTCCAGAAGTACTGATAACAGTTACTTCTTGACCTTCTTCTCCAGTAGGTAAGTCAAATGATACTCCACTGAAATAAGTCGACCCTGCCATTTCGGTAGGTGCAGTTGATGTAGAACCATTTCCTGAGCCAGGTGCTCCAATCATTCCTGATTTTTGAATTTTGCTCTGTAAATCAACATCTCCTCCAAAATCAGCGGCAACGCTAAATACAGCAGACGTAGAATCTACTGATAAAATTGGAAGTGTTGAAGATCCATTCAAATAAGTTAAGTTAATAGAAGACGCCGAAATACTATCAACCCCAGAGATCGTACTTGTAGTTGGATCTATAAGAGATGTAATATCAGCAACTTCATCATTAATAGCCGTAAAGTTAGCGTTAATTGTTAACCTAGAAGATGATAATGAATCTGTTCCTAGAATTTCTGTAATGTTTGCCATCGTTTAATTTTTTAGTTTACTTTTAGTATATTTTTGTGAGCGGTGTTAATATTCCCATTAGTATCCTCAACTTCTAATGAAATTGTGTATTCTCCAGGGTTCTTAAAGAGATATGTTAACACCATATCACCATAATATATATCACTATTATCTGGATATGTATTATTGGTTATTGTCCATTTTCTTAATTTCATCCCCGGCATCTTTGAATATTCAGGACAAAATGTAACGTGGGTCGATCTATTAATAGATCTCCAATCAGTAAATATGTCTATCTCGTCAAATGTAGGATTGTATGTTACTTGGTGAACCTCTCCAATTATGTTGCCATTTGTAATTGAAACCGAATCATATTCATAGGTTCTCGAATCCTGTTTACCAACTGCTAGTATATATGCAACCGAATCAACTATACCATCTGGTTGTCCATTTTCTTGACCAACTAAATTATAAATAAATTTATTAATAATATTATCTGATGAGTTATTTAATTCGTCAACTATTAATTGCCACCCCGCGATATCAGATAGAGATGTTGGTGTTGGTGATTGAATAGTTATAGATCCTGATTCTAATTGATTTGTTGTTGGATTAATATGGTCTATTGTAAGTACTGAACTATTTTGAATATCTTCAATTATAAAAGAAGCTGCTAAATCAGCACCAATTCTAGTAGAATTCCACCAAACATCAGTTGTCCAATTCCAAGAAAAATCACAATTATTCCAAAAGTACGGACCGCTTGTTTCTGAATACCCAGTATCAGAATAGAGATCTAAGTATCTGACAACTGTAGAAAAGTTTTCATTAACTTCTTCGCTCGATTCATGTGGATAATTTGCTCGATTTAGTCCAATATACCAACTTCCTATAGATTCATCAATTTTATTAGGATTATGTAGTGGCAAATCCCAATATCCACCTACACTATTCCAATTAATCTTTTGTCTATCACTCCATGTGTTTTTTCGTAAAGTTTTATAAAATCCATAAAACTCTACTTCTTTCTGATCAACAAAAACCATTTCTCTTTTTAGATCTCTAGACATATGTCCAAAAAGATCGTATGTTCTCATTTCAATATCATAATTTCCTGAGTATGGTAAAAATATTGGAAAAACAATAAAGTCTTCTATTGGTCCTCTAAAAGAGTGAGACCAATTAGGTCCATTAATAATCCATTCTATTTCATAAATCCATCTTTTCCACCAATCATTCCAAGTTACTAATAGATTAGGATTAGGATCTACAGCATCATTCCAATTAAATTCAGCAGAATCCCATGTATAATCAAAGGTATCTTTACCGTCTAAAATTATAGGACATCCTACTGGAATATCTTCATTAAAAGTTTCAAGACTATTATCATGATAATCTTCATAAAACAAAGTTATTGCGTTTCTTAAATTTTCTAATTGAATTGAAGAAAGATTGCCATAATCTTTAAATTCTGTATTTAGTAAAGTTTGATAATCTTGATACCCAGATCCTGTAGTATCGTTAGGATCAAAAACTTTTTTAAGAATAAGTGAAATATCTTCAATAAAAGTTTTTCTATTTCGTGGAAATTGTTTATATTTAATATCGATACCCTCTGTAAAGAATGCGATTGCGTTTTGATTATTCCAGATATTTAAATTTTTCTGCGCAAAGAAATCGCCTTCACCAACAATATCTACTATTTTAGCATTTAGAGGAAGATACTCTCTTTGGAGTTTAGACTTTAGGCCGTAGAGTTTAATTAAAACTTCTTCGGGCGTAAAATCAAATACTTCATCTACTGTTGGAATATCCCAAACATCAACTCCTCCATTAGGAACATTTATTTTATATACTAAACTAAACCTGCTAGTCTTTTTAAGATTACTAGAAGGTATTTCAAATGGAAGGCTCTTGCGAACAGCTTCTCCATACTTGCTTGAGTTAGGAACAGGTATTGCTTGTAATTTACCAAATGAGCTGCTTCCTGTATTTATATTTAACCAATACTCTTTTAACGTGATATTGTTATATCCAAAGAAATCAATTGCATTGAGAATTGCCTTATAAGTTCCTATAAATGGTTGAATATTTGAAAGTTCTAAAAGTAATTCTCTTCTTTTTTGATTCATGAGAATATAATCGGGAGACATTTCAGTAATGTCATGTTCTTTAAATAGAATAAAGTCTCCCTCATCTAGAGTTGCTCCTAAATTTTGAAGTAATAATCTAAGTCTTTCATCTTCACCCACAACTTCGCCGTACACAAAAATCTTAGCGATTAATGTTTTATTAGATCCATCGATAGAGTATACTAGAAGTGTTCTTTGGTGCCTTCCTTCAATCTGAGAACTTAGCGCTATATTAACTTGAATTGCTTCGTTGTCAAGACTGTTTAATACTTTAACACCTCCATTTATTGAAGAAATAGTAGAATTATCTAAAACATTTATGCTATAATAATCTTTTACATCGATTTTAGTTAAACCACCTTCTATTTTAGCACCATAAATAATTATATCACTCGAGTCATAATTATCTTCTTTCCACTCAAATGAAATACTAGATGTACCGGTTTCAGAAACAGGTTTATTTAAATATGTTCCTCCATTATATTCTACCTCTTCTAAAAAGAAAAGGTTAATAGATTCATATAAGCCAGTTGAAACCTCTTCTAAGTATACCGAAGTTTCAAATACTCCCTCAGAATTAATAGTAGTATCTAATATACTAGAAGTTCCATTAAATATTTTTAAGTTAGAATACATTATCTAATATTTATGTCATCTTTTTTAACGGTAAAGTTTTTCCACTGTTGTAATTGTTTAACCGACCTTATAAGGTTCATTAAATAATCATTTAAAAATCCAATAAACTCTCGCATTGTTTGATTTCTTTGTATATGCGAAGACAGATTTCTTTGCATCAGTTGATCCGAATAATTAAAACCAAGATTTAATCGATTATCCTTTCTAGTCTTAGCACCTTCATATAAATTAGAAAGTTTGTATTTTAATAAGTCTTTAAATAACGATTCCATTATAGTGATTTTCTATTTCCAGCTTGAGTTCTTGTATAAATAGTTCTAGGAACTGGTACATCATCAAATGTAACAGAAAGACTTGCTTCTTCATTTATAGAAGGAACATCTTTAATTTCGTCTCCATCTCTATCTAACCAGCCTCCTCTAAATACTGCAACTTCTTCTTTATCCATAATAATATCTCCCCATTGATCTAAACCTGCGATATCCGATGGTATAGAGTCTCCCGGTCCAATTTGAATCTTTTCAACCTCATTAATTTTCTTAAAGAAGATATACTTTTGTTTACCATTGCCAATATCTTCTAGAACAACAGGCTCTTGCGCTGCAATTGTAGTTGTTATCGATTCATAATATCCAATCCTTCTAGCAGTTTCTTCAGTTTCAGATCTAAATTGAACATTAACAGAATCTACGCCATCAACTTCTTCTAGAATATAGATAATATCACTCTTAGGAAGTTTATCTCTTCGAGTAACATTTAATAAGTAGTTAGAAACTGCAGATCGGATGTCATTAAAAATATCTTCTTTGCTAAAACCTTCAAAATATCTAACAGAAATATCCATTGTATATTTTCTAACTTTAGGTTTAACAAATTTAACCTCAGTAGTAACCATCATTTGTCCACTTTCCTGTAACACATCGGTCATTTTATCATATTCTGACTGATCAAAAAACATCTCCTGCTCAGGCATAGAAAAATAATCTTGGTTTTTTGATAGTTTTTTTCTAATATCAGGAACTGCAAATATGTAAATAACATTGTCATCATCTATGTAGCCATCATCGCTAGTATTGTATGCGTCTATATATGAAAATAAACCATATCTAGATAAAAAGTATTCATAATTATCAGGAGTTGCTAACACGAATGATTTAGATGAAAGCGGTGCTATTATTTTTGTAAATTCTGTAGATTCTGGCTCAGCTCCCATTTTAGGAGAAGAAGTTATTTCTACTGTTAATAGTTCATTTAAATCAAAGAAGTTACCAGAACCATCTCTGCCTTCATCTATCCATTTAATAGTAAGGTCTTCAGCATCTTCTAAATTACCTTCAGCACCTTGATGTATTATATACTCAATTTCAATAGTTGATCCTAGTTGAGGAATCATTCCAAAATTGTTAGTACCAAAATAAACATCTAATCCTCCAGATATTCCTGTTTTTACAATAAATCCTTTATCTCCAGCATTCATTTCATAGACAGAATTAAATTTTGTCCACTGTTCTCCATTTACTGAAACTTTAATTAAATTATGATCAGTTTTACCAGAAACTTGAACATTATATGTTTGAAAAGATTCTCCAGTACCTGTTAGTGTTTGAGTTTCTGCCTTTCCTTGAACGATAACACCCTTAATTGCCTGTACTTGAGATTTTGAAATTCTAAACGAATCTTTAGAAGTTCTTAACATATAAGACAATCCATTTGCATCAAATTTAAGTTCAGCATTTGCTGGAATTGTAATACCATCTCCAGCTATTTTAGTAAATTCACCAGATTGCATATTTAATCTAATTGAAATCTCACCAGTTGCTGCAAACCCTCTAGTAGGATCATGTCCAGCAAGTCTAGCTAAACCATAAATAGATTCTGGCTGTTGGGCAGTATATATGTTTTGCTCAACTGTAGAATCTTCAATATAGAACATTATTAATTCCGAAAGTTCAGATAATACTCTTAGTATTTGAGCAAATGGTGAAGCATTAGAGAACAGCGTATTAGATCTCTTATACACTCTAGCAATATATGTTCTGGTATCATCATATATTTGACCAGCTACTGCTCTCGTCTTTGTTAAAAACTTTAATTCAGCCATTTAATTTTTTTAATTTTTTAAGTAGTTGCAACAGTGACCATATATTGACTATCAATGGTTATGTCTATATATGCCTCATCTCTAACCTGCCCTCTAACAAAAGAAACTTTAGCATCAACTTTATATTTAGTTGCTAAAGGGCAATATGTAGAAATTTGCTTATCAATCTCATTTTTTATAGCAAATTCGTTTGCATTTAATTCATATATCATATCATTTAAACTGCATCCAAAATCAACATCCCCAAGAACCTCTCCCTTATTCGTAAATAAGATAGTTTCTATTTGAGCAATCAATTGATTAACCTCATTTTTTATATGAGGTTCCCTAGGATTAAAATTAGGATCGCCGAGTGTTTTGATATACAGTTCCATATTCTATTTATTATAATTAGCTGTGGAACATCCAGTCAACGCCTTCATCTCCTTTTATTTCTTCTTTAATTTCAGCTAGCTCTTCGTCTCCCATTGATTTAATAGCATCATAATCAAAGTCAACATTTCCAGGTAGTGCGAATTTAAATATTCCAAGCTTAGCGCCCAATGATTGTTTTACTCGAGCACTGACATATCTAAAAAATATTTCATCATTAAACAATGCACAATCTTCGATAGTCTCATACACCTGTAGAACAACATCACCCTTAGGAGTGTCACCCATAAATTTAATTTCACCGTTCAATTGTGAATATGCAAATGAGATTGGATTCTCTAGAATTTGTCTAGATAAATCCATTAGCGACCTATTAACAACATAGTATTGAAGCTGCTCAGCAAACTCAGCAGGTCCTGAACCTTCATATGCATTTTTAAATAACATTCTATCTAGAGTAAAGTCTCCTTCTGCACTAAATCTAAAATCTAAACTAGATCCCGCATTCTGCCAACCACTACTTAAATCCCAAAGTCCAAATATAGAAAATACTTCACCAGCTCCTGAGCTATCAGCACCTGGGAGATGTAAAGCCCTGTGCGATTTAAAATATTCACTTTCAAAAACTTCATGCGGAACATGATAAAAGTTCTCTTGAACAGAATATTCATAGTTTTTATAGAACCACTTTTTAGCCCTATTAATAATGTTAACAATTTCGCGGGTTGGTAAATTTACAGGCACCATACATGCTCCTGTAATTTCATCGCCTAGTTCATCTAGAAACGAATTTAAACAATCATTTCCAAAATCCCTAGGAGTACTAGCACTACCAACACTACCACTTCTAATTTCTCCCATTTTAAGATTTTATTTTTTTACTTACGACAATTTCCGCATCTTCAAATCTTGCGTAATCATCAATCATTCCTTCTCTAAAAATACCGCCAATCATTCTTCCTTTAAATACGCCATCAGTACCAAATATGTAGCAATTTTTTGCAGTGCAACTACCATGAAAATATGATGACTTTATTTTAGAATTAGAAATTTCAGTACTTTGGTATAAATTACATTTTTCTAATGTTGATTTATCTACCTTACAATTATGAAAATCAGATTGAAATACATTACCATCTACTATACAATCTACTAAATCTACATCTTTAAGCTCGTAACACACTGGAAATTCGCCATCTTTAATCTGAAGTCTTGATATATCTGAATCATAATTAATAATACCCTTTGTTAAACCTCCCAAAGATATAATATCGACAATTCTATTTTTAATTCTACCCCACTGCATTTCAATAATAGCATCTATTTCTTGTAGATCAACCATTATATGAATATCTGGAAAATACTTCTTAATATTTTTATGACTTGCTAATATGCTTCGATATGGTAAATTCTTATTTAGAATCTTTTTTAATTCTAATCTATTTTCTTCTGTAAAATTAAAGTCTGAACATGACTTCCAAATTTGAACAATAAATCTCTCAAGAAGATATAAAATATCTTCTTGTCTATGTTCGTAGTCTTTTCCTCCAATATATCTAAACTCAAGATAATTTTTTACTTTCTTATCAAAGTTTATTCCATAATATTTAGTATTTGGAAAATTAAAATTATTATGGGAAATTTGAGAGCTATCAAAATAAAATGATTCATTTTTTGGCATAATCCACTTAATAGATTTGGCATATATAGAATCTTTTCTATTAGGAAAGAATTTGTATACTTGATCTTCATTAAAATCAAGAATAAATTTTAAAGTATTCATTCTTGAAATCATATTTTTATCTTCCAATGAGTGTTTTTGGAATGATAAATTTAAATGGATTGATGATCTTTCTGTAGTATATCCATTTTCTCTAATCCATGCTAGCATTTTAATTATTATAATTCTAGCGTTTCGATATGGTACTGCTCCAGTGACTAACTCAATTAGACCTTTACCCCCGCTCATGTCGGGCTCTATTTTAAATGTTTTTTCGTCTGGCTGAAAGTCAGAGTGAGCCTTGGTCTCAATACGAATATCACGACCTAAAAGAACCTTGAGCATATCTCTGGTCTCTTCTAGATCGTGATTTGAGTAGAATTCAAACTCAACGCCTATTTGAGAAGCATTGAGTATTGAATTTCTATCTGAATTTTTATTTAATGTTTGCATCAACTAATATGATATTATACTCTATTGTATATATCATAAGTAGTTGAGTGAACTTATTCAGGAAGTTTTAAGAAGATCTTTTGAGAATCTTTATCGACTCTACTTATTTGTACAGTTATGGAATCTCCCGAGTTATAAAGATCTATGATACCATCTGGCAATTCACTAACGTGTAATAATCCAACCAAACCTTCTTCTACGGTTATAAAAATACCATAATCTTTTTTAGTTTTTACTTTGGCTTCTACAACACATGGAATTTTAAATCTTTTTTCTATATCTTTCCAGGGATTGTTAATCGTCTCGGCCTTTTGGCTTAAAGTAATCTTAGAATTACTAATAATATCTTTTACCCAAAATTCTACAGAATCTCCTGGTTTAATTTGTCTAGATTTAAAGTTCTTTAAAGTTTCTTCATCTAAATCATTTATATGGATCATTCCAGTTAAACAATTATTAAATTCAACAAATACACCATATTTAGCAGTTCCAGTAACAGATCCAGCTTGCTTATTTTCAATATCAGCTTTAAGATTATCTATTTCTGTAGGAATCATCGCCTGTAGGTATTTTCTATGAGAAACTACAATTGTTCCACGTTCATTTGAAAAACTAACAGGAACAACATATAATTCTTCGCCGATAATTGACTCAAAATCATGTAATTTATTAATTCCGGCAAGAGAACCTGGCATAAAACATTCAACTCCCTGGATATTAACAATATAACCTCCATTTTCAATCATATGTGAAACTTTACCAACCCATGCAGTATCTGCGGTATCAATGCCAGCCTGAAGATCTATGAATACTTTTTGCTTCATTCCTCCAGAAATAGAACCAATAACCATCGAATTAACTCCTGTATTTCCAGGATCAGTGATTAATACTGCAACTTCATCACCTGGCTTATAATCTTCTAAAACCGATCCAGGTTCTTTTGAAAGCTTTACGTAAACCATTTCTCGATAACTGACATCAACAGTCATCCAATGTTCACTCACACCATATATTTTTCCATCAACAATGTCTCCTAAATTAATAATTGTTCTTAGGTTAATTGAATCTTCGTGCGCTGAATAGGTATCATATAGCTGTTGAGCATATGGTTCTCTTGAAAAAACTTTATCTCTTCCGTTAGTTTTAATGTGTGGATTTGGCGTGCGAGTCCTGGTAATACATGTTGCTTCATATGCCTCCCAGTCAAAATCTCCTTCAGGAGTTAGCCAATTTTCTTCTTCAGTCTTTTGTTCGATTACGTTAGAAGTAGACTTTTCTTCTAATACTAAGGATCCCTTATCTAAGGTAGTAATCCTTTTACGTTGTTGTTCTGACATTTATTTTTTAGATTAAAGTGTAATACAATATTATATATCTATTAAACCGTGATTCCTTTCCAAGGTATTACGGTTGGTATTAAAACAGGTGGAGCAGGCACAAGACCTACATAAATTCCACTTATTGTTTCTAAGTGATTTTGAAAACCTTCTACTAAATCATTTAACATTTTAGAAAGAGCAGTGTTAAAATCTTGTTCATTATCATATTTAGAAAATGCATTTTTAAATCCACGTGCAACAGGAACTGGGTTTCCTGGGAAAAGAACAAGAGTTCCTGGGGCCGGAGTTGTTATTGGTGGAATTGTTGGAATTGGTAAAAAAGATCCAGGAGTAAGAGTAGTTGACCAATAAAGAACAACTGCTGCACCAATTGGCAACATTAAAGGAATTGATGGCTTAATTCCAGTAGAATGCATAGTCTTAAGAACCCCTAATATCGCAGTTGCTATTCCTTGTTTTGCTGTTTCCATTGCAGCATTGTATACTGCTGGATTAATAGGTCTAATTGTACCTAAATGTTCTTGTCTTGCAGTAGAGATTGCTAAATGATATTCTTCAGCTATTTTATTAGCTGTTTTTTTCATTTCAGAATCAATATCTAAAACCTCAACGGTTTGTGTTGGGTCATTAGGGTCCGGTTCCGGAATTAGTAATGGAGACGGCATATCTTCTGCTGGAATAACACCAGACGCTGTTCCGTTAGTTCCTTGAAAATACAAATTCATATTAATTTTAAAAGAATCGAATGCCATTATAGAATAGAGTTAACGGTTAATTCTTGATTATAGTCATCAAGTTCATTAAAATACGTCTTAATTGTAGTTTTTCCAGATCCTTCAATTACCTCATATTTAGATACTTCTCCTGAATCAACTCTTTGATCTAGACCCTCAATAAGAGTAAATAAAATAGAATCTCTAGCATGTTTATCGCTTGGTAAATCACCGGACTTTTCAATATTATATGTAATATTTCCTTCAGTAGCAGTTCCAATAACTTGATTTCCATGCATTAGCACGTCTTCTTCAAAATATTCACCAACAATAATCTTACCATTTACACTCATTTTAAAAGATTTTATGTAGTCTTCACACTTTTCTTTAATAAGCTTAGGTCTAATTATTATATTAGACCCTGAAGAAGTAATAGGTCTTTTACTACCCTCTTTATTAAAACTTGCTAGCTCATCATACAATTTTTTGCTGCCTTTAAATAATCCAATTGAAGATAGTACTATTATGTTATTAAATTCTTCAGAAATATGCTCGTATATAAAATTTTTAGCAGATTTTTTAGATGTAAAAATAGGATCTATAGTTGAACATGCACTGACTACGTTTCCACTAGATAGAGCATTTTTTAAGTTTTCTTTAGCTCCAGAGTTTTCTATCTCTCCAATAAAATTAAAAGTTTTATCATTTGATGTTTTTAAACTTCTTGCAATCAAATCCTCACATGCCAAAATAATATTTTCGGCAACAGTGCTATGTGACGATGTTACAATATAACTTTCTTCGTAGGTTTCAATAAGTTTATCAAATGTCATTTTTTACTATTTTTGCTGAATAAAACCAGGTCCTGTATTATTATTTATCTGTGTTTGTAGGTTAAGCATCGCTCCTAATTGAGGCGGAAGCGGAGGACCGGAAGGTCCAACTCCAGTTGGATGTGTGTGTCCATTAAACTGCGATATGATTTCAGATAAAAGATCAGCAAGAGTTTGGCCTTTAACTGCAGGCTCTGTCGTGTCTGTCCCAGACGTTGCAATATAGATTTTATCAGAGTTAATAAATATTTCTCCATCCGTAGAAAATCTAATCATAGGGGCATCTGTTTGGGACTCTCCAGTGGTCATAACTAAACCATCTTCTGGGGAATAATATAATCTAACCCCTCTTTCTTCGTCATACACGAGTGACACTACGTTTTCTGGGTTAGCACTGTTTTGTAAAACTTCCGATTTAAGTGCTTCATTTTGATTAACCTGAAACCAATATTCAGGGTGATAAACGTCTCCATTATCAAATCTAACAGCAACAATGTCTCCAATTCTTGGAACAAAATGCTTTCCAGAAGTATCTCGATTCATAGGACTTGCCCATGGAATAACTTCATTTGGAAGTAAATCAAATTTACCAAACACTTTTACTCTACACCTTCCGTTAAGTAATGGATCCACGTTGTCTACTACTTCGCCAATCCAATGAGTATCTCTAATATTGTCTTTATATAACTCTGTAGTTGTTGACATTATTTATGTGCATTTTCGTTAAGAGGCCCTTCACTATCCGGTGCAGTTCTATCATAAACACTAATTTTTCCAAGGGAATCATTATCTGTTGGCGTAGTATCATAGACATTTGAACTTTCTAAAGTTTCATTATCAACAATATTAGATCCTGAATACACGTTTTCATAATTTAGAGGAGGCTTTTGACCTGGAACTGAATCATACGCATTAGCATTAATCGGTTGCTCATTTTTAAGAGGTACTGGGTCGTATACTTCTCCGAGTCCTATTGAAGGTCCACTAGAATTATTTCCATTTCCAACAGCACTTCCTACTAGGTTAGCAATACCATTAATAGACCCCGTGCTTACTGCATCCTGAATTGAAGATGCCAAATTTAATCCATGTACATTTCCTAAAAGAGCTCGCGCTATAACATTATCAACTGTCCTATCAATAGCACCACTAACAACCTGTCCCGCTTTTTCTTTAGCAACGTCACCTATCATTTGGCCTAAAGTTCTGTCATCTTTAATGGCATTATTTGCATACTCTCCTGTATATGAAGCATTTTCAAAAAATATTTTAATTTTTGGAGCAGCTGGCTCAGATGGGCTCCTAGAAAGATCAGCAAAAATGCTATCAGTTGAGTCTGGATCAAATTGACAATATCCTAATTCTACTTTAAAAAATGGTCTAACATTTTTAACGCTATTATCTTTTCCAAAAACGTCTAAGTTTTCATTACCTGTTAATTGTGCGGCTCCATTTGAAAATCTTTGAGCAGATGATACCGCAAAATCTCTTACTTCAGAAACCCAAACCCACATTCTAAAACGCCTAATGTTTTTTGGTAAAACTTCAACCCATCTATCAAAATCAAAGGCTGCTCTTTTATATAAATCTATCATCCCAGAAGTAGTTAGCTCTACAGTCTCTAAACAACTTATTTCAAGTGCTGGATCACCTGCTCCCCAATAAGGTTCTGCAAGTTTTCCATATTTTCGGGTAGCATCTAAACCAGAAACACTTTGCCAAAACCAAGGAAGCTCACTATTTACTCTTTTTAAAATTTTGATAAAATTTTCAAGCGATGTCGCTCTTTCTTCATCTTGTATAACATTTCTAAGATAATTAAGAGCCTCTCCATTAAAAAGAGGAGATTCTTCAGAATAGTAATCAAACATAAAAAAGAACGACAAGTATGTAGGATCTTCCGCCATATTACTATAGCGATACCCTTTTCTAAAATCATTTATGGATTTAAAATCTTGCATATTCTAATTTATGTATTTATTGAATTTACTGCAGACATTCTTGCCGGCCATTCCCTTCTAATTAATGTAACTTCTTGATAAAAGTTACTTCTTTTCATTCTATATACAATATCAATTGATTCTATTAAATAGTAACCAGAAAGAAATTGGTCTAGCATTTGATCTGGTTCTTTTTCGTCACTTTTTGGAATATCTACACTAGAATCTGTAAATCCTTTATCTTTTTTTGCTTCTTCTAGATTTTGGGCACCTTTAATTGCTCTTGAATCCGTGTGATATAGAAGTACTGGTATTTTTTGAAATCTATAAAGAGATGGGTTAAAAGATTCTAAAGTTATTTTTAGCTTTAATTTTTGAGTTTCATCAATATTTCTAATATTATGTAGCTGTGAAAATATATGATTCTGGTGGACATTTCCTAAACCTTCTGTGCCAACGTCTTGTCTTCCCATATATTTATGTTTAATTAAGCTAGAATATTCTTCAGATTCTCTATTTCCTTTTAAAGGTTCTTCAATATCTTTTAAATTTTCTGCATTAGCACTAAGTGCTTCAACTGTAAATTCATCTAATCTTTCATCTGGAGACTCTGCATTGTCATCATAAATTTGAACATCTCTAAAATGACCATGTGCTTCTACTACGATGTTTGATTTATTTTCAATTTCATACTTAGCAATATATTGATTAGTTGGTTTTAACTGTACATTATTTGTTAAAATAAGTTTTGTTTCAGTTGAATCAATACTTTCATCAGTATGGTTTTCTTCTGCCATGCTAGTATTTAAAGAAGTCATATTGTCTTGAAGTTCATCTAATGAAAGATTTTTAGAATTTAAAATTCTGTTTACATCTATAAAATTTAAATAATAATACGGATCTACGAAGTGGGTTTGAAAAGAATCATCAGAAACATACGATGACTTTACAATATTTCCTATAAAATCAACATAATTAATATATGCCTGTATTCTAACTTGAGGATCGGTTGTCTCGGTTATATTTGAAGCTAATCCTAATCCTAATTCTTCAGAAACTTTTTTAATATGTTCTATTGATGTATTTTCTTCTAAAAACTGACAATTTTCAGAAAATATCCTAGGAATTTTTACCCTTCCACTTATTGAAATCTTTTTAGGATCTCCTTCTTTTTTAGGAACTGCTGCTATATTTAAAACTTCAAAATCCATGTGAATGGATTTAAAAGTACTCTCGTTTTTTGAATTTATAAAAACTGTAAAATTATCGCCGTCTCTAGGAAAAGCATCAACGGCAAATACATTTTTAGTATCTACTATAGTAACGTCACATGTTGGTAAAAATCCGCTATTAGATAATTCAAATTGAAGAATATCGGTTTTTTCAAACTTATAATTATTCATAAATATTACAGGTTGGTCAATACCGAATGTCTTTGAAACTTTATCAGTCTCACCATTACCTTCTTCAAATGAAGGAGTTTCAATCTTTTTAGGTTGAATAGAAGGCTCAATTAGAGCTAATATGTTGTTATCTAATTCCATTTTAACCTTATGATCGATTAATGTTTGACTTTATGTTTGACTTAGATTCTTTAAGTATTTCATCTACAACTGAATCACTCTGAGCCTGTACACCAAATGTAATTTTTCCAGCATTAATTTTATAAGTCTTTTTTCCAACTGGAAGGACGTTTGGCGGTAATAAGTTTTCTTTATTATATTTCTTTTGAAGAGTTTTAATCCTATTTTGATCCTTTTTACTTAATCTTTTAGTATCGATAAATTGTTGCTTTACAATGTTCTCTTCAACTTGCTTAGGTCTTTCATATTTTGCAAGAGGTATTTCTCTAATTGGAACAATAATTTTCTCGCCTTCCTTTATTGAAAATGGGTCTGAAATATTATTGTACTTAAGTATAATATCTAATGCAGTTGGATCACCATAGTGTTTTGCGGCTATAAGATCTGGCCTTGCCTGTTCGTAATCATTAACAACATGTTCCGCTTCAATAATAGCGTTATCTTTATCGCTAAATAATATAGTAGGAACTGAAAGAATTAATTTAGTTCCATCTGTAATTTTGTCAAGTATTGTCTTTAAATTCATGTAACTAAAATTATATTAACCAGCGTTCATATCAGAAGATCTACGATACATTGCGTCTGACATAACCTTTCTTCCATATGGATCTGTAATTTTTGAATCCGGAGCCTGTGGTCCGTTTTCAGGTTGAATATACATTCTTCCTCTACCAGCGTTAAACATGCTTTCAATTTCACCCTTATCTCTAGGTCTTCCAGGTTTAAGAGTTATTGTAACTTTTAGCTTACTTGGAAAATCTTCATACCCTAAAGGTCCATCAAATTCAAATTTTGCATCTTGTAGTGCCAAATTTCCAATGACCATCATTGGTGCAAGAGGATTTCCGACAGTTAAGTGCCATTGTCCAGTAGGATCTCCACTAACAAATGCAGCAGCAATTTGAGACCCTTGTGGTCCATTAAATAACTTCATCAATCCTCCTCCAATAACATTATCTAATATTTTAGAATTACCAAATCCTTTACTAATATCTTCCCATCCACCAGACATTGCTCCCATGAATTGGTCCTTTAAACTACCTAAAAATCCACCGTAATCTCCATTTTTAAGCTTTTGATAATCTCCAAATCCTTTTTTACCAGTAGATCCACTTCCAGTGTATCTGGTTGCCCCTCCCCAGAAAGGTGCTGTATTATATGTTAGGGCTAAAATATTAGCCATAGTGTCCATAAATGCAGCCTTAGGTGATGTATTGCCATAGCCTCTAATATCATAATGGAATGTTAGGGTAAAATCTTGTTCAAAGATTAAACCTTGATCTCGAGAAAGAACATTTTTTATAATATTGTATGGTCCAAAAACTTTATTCGGGTAAGTTTCTTTTGTAGGGTCATATCCAGCTCCCCTGCTTTGAATCATTGCTGATTCTTCAGCACTTCTACCCGATAGACCACCTTGAATTGCAGAAAGAAGAGGGCTACCGTCAATTGCAGCACCTAAAGCCCCTCGATTTCCTTTAGAAGATTGTATTTCTTGTAGTTGTGATTCTACATCTTTCCACTTGAATCCAACTTTAAATTGAACAATAGATTTTAATTCATTACCAAGATGTGGTGAAAGCCAAGTTACTGCTCTTGCCAAATCAGGTTGGTGAGCATCAATTGCCTTTCCTGTATTATCAAAGGTCCTAGGACTAATTATGTCATCTGGGGTTGCGTATGGAAACCTTCGTAAAGTTAGCAGATAGTTATTACTAATTGCTCCATAATGTTCACACTGTATAAAATCAGTTAAGTCATAATCATATCCTAAACTAGATGAAGACTTTTTTACCTCTTCTACAATGTTCCTAGCAGTTGGATTAATAATTGGGTTAACAGCACCGTTTATTGTAGGTGGACCATATAGAGATTTTGACATCTCTTCTTTATTAGAGGTTGTTTCAATCCCGCTTTTTCCTCTAATGTTATTAGTCTTAAATAAATTCCATCTATTAAATTTTGAATTAACTGCCTGTCCAGGGTCGACCGTATCTCCTGCATCTTCTGTTTTTCCAGTACTGCCTGACCCAGAAGTCTCGACATTAACTTGATACTTTCTAGCTTGTTGTTCAGTTTGACCTCCATAAAATCCTTTAGAATCAGCATTAATGTCCTGCAGAATAGTTCTTCCCGACGGCGTTGCCTCTCCGTTTTCTTCTACTGGATTATCTTTAGCCCCTTCGATTATATTTGAGGATGTAAATTCTCTGCCGCTTAAAACCTCTCTGTATAAGTATAGATCTCCATTTTTGCCGACATATTGTAGGGCTGAAGAACTACCAGGAATAGCGTCTGTAATAGCAGTAATTATTGACATATATTGGGATATTTTTATTTATATATCCCAGTTAATATGTTACTACTTCCACTCTCCCATATCCATTTCTCTAGAAGTTGGATTATAGAACATATTTTCTAACCATTCCTCGCTATCTGGCATTCTTTCCCCTAAAAACTTTTTAAGATGTGTTATAAATTCACCCTTCGAATTAAATGAATATTCACCATTAGACGCTCGATATGGCTGTCGAGTAGACATCTCATAAATATCTTTTATTTTCTGTTCTATCAGAAAAGTTTGTAAATTATTAAATAATTCTTGCTGTTGGTCTAAAGTCTTTGTGCAAAATATAGAATCTACAATAATAGTGTATTTTTTCCAATTAGGACCATCAAATAAATTTTGAATTAGGTCATCAGAATTTTTGTAGTTTACACGCTTTGCATTAATGCGAGTTTCTTTACCTTCAAAATCTCTTATAAATCTACCCCCAAAAAGATTTTGCTTTAAAAAGTAAATATTATCATAAAACTTTTTAATTCTAATCTGATACTGTGGATTGAGATCGTCAAACTTAACGTCATAAATCATACCTCGAACTGGTATGAGGATATTTGGTTGTTGTGTTGTTGAAATTAAAGCTTGTACGTATTCACCTTTTGAAAAAATTTTATGCTTAATCATTATCTATAAATTTAACAGCATCAAATTTACTAAGAACTCCTTTTTTTGGATAGTCACATCTGTCGATTATAACTAGATCTACAAAATTATTTTCGAATAAATTATCAATAAAAGATCTAAAATTATCTACAGTATCCTTATCTAAATTCTTAAATAAAAAGGCAACATTTACGCGTGGTTTACCTTCAAATTTAGTTTCAATATTCTTAAATAGTTTTTGTATATAAAGAGATATTAAAACATCAGATGGTTCGTTATCATCTGGATCGCTTTTAAGCAGGCGTGTAAATATCTCATTATGAGAAATTACCAAATCATATGAATTTGATCTGACATGTCTATCAAATTCAGATTTAGTTTTACACCATATGCCTGCTACTTTTAATGTCATTTTTTAATAACTCCTTCTAAAGAATTAATTTCTTTTTGAAGGGTTTCTATTCTTTTTTTAATGTCGTCTTCGTTATGTAGGGATATATCACCCCATTGCTTAATAACGGAAACTCGATACTTATCAAGTTTAGTACCTGACTCAATTCCTAGATCTAACATAACATCTGTTAAAAAATCAACAATTGAATCTTTTGAAGTTTGATCTCTATCAAAGTCATATACTTTTCTAGCGACAAATTCTTCGCCGGCGCCGTTAACGGAGTCGTCATATACAACTTTAACGACTCCGTTATCTGCCGGTTCTATAGTGATAGAAACCATTTATCCTCTAGATTTTTTTAATTCACTAGCGTTTCTCATTAAAGATCTAGCTTTTTTCTTATCTTCTCGATATGTTTCTTTATCTTTAACAGTCAAGAGAGCCCATGCTTCTTCAAGAAGTTTAATTTCTTCAGCATTATAACCAATATTAGACCAGGTTTGCTTTACAGACTCTAGCTTTGCTTCTAGGATTTCTGCATTTCTAGATTCTAAAATATCCATGTGCTGTTCGTGTAGCTTTCTTCCATTTTCCATGTTTTGTCTACGCAAATTTGTTCTTACTTCTCCAAGAAATGGAAGTTTCGAAATAACTTGAAGTACTCCTCTTTGTTTAAGCATGTATCGTCTTTGACGTCTAGTCAAAAGCATTACTTCATTTTGCTGCTCTGTAGCTTCTTTACTCATTTGTTCTTTACTCATTTGTATAATAATTAGAAATAAAAGATTGAATTTGTTCTCTTAATTGTTCTTGTAGGTTATTTATCTGATTTTCTACCAGCATCCCGATTTGTTCATTAAGATCTTTAGGCTCTAAATCCATCTGATCTTGTAACATTTCATATACTGTTTTAGATGGAATATTGACTTTAACTGGCATTTCTGCTTTGTTTTTTCTACTCATCTTCGACAACATTTCCATCATTACGTTAACCTCTTCTTTAACCTCTTCTTTTGGTAAATTTACAGGTTCTGTCGTATTAGTTACTGCTGTATTAGTGTTATCTTCAACGGGACCTGTTTTAGGAGAAGTTAATCCTATAGAATTTCCAAAAGAAGATGCATGGTGTTTTGCATCGTTTTCATCGACGGCTTCAATTAAATATTCATTAACAAGAGAAGAATTAATTCGAGTACCATCTGTAAAATATAGCCATTTTCCACCTGGTTGATCCGGTGAAACCTTTACAATTTTACCAGCAGATTCACTTTTAGACCATACATAAATTTTTTCTGAAATTTCAGTATCGCTATTCATAATATTTTTTAATTTTGTTAATAATTTAATTGTTCTTTCAATTAATTGAGTTATCCTTTTCATACTCTTTAGACATGAACTGTTTTATAAACTCAAAAGATTCAGTAGAACCTATTACAGCATCCGATTTAGAATATCTAGATACCCAATGTTTTATAAACTCTTCGTTACCAACTTTTAAAAGATGGTTTTTTAGTTGGTCTATTTCCGGTAATATAATTTTGTTAAATCCCATTTATTTTATAGTTTTAATACGTTCTAAAAATGATGGTGGAAAAAGCTCCGATTTATTTATCAAAGAAAGAAAGCAAGCATCTAGAATATAAGTAATAGCCCAGTCTTCTTCATTTCTAACACTTCTCCCAACACCTTGCATAATAGTTATGCCAGTTTTCCAATCATACCAATTTGGCATTGTATTCATTTTTGCTTTAATTAATGGATCTCCAATATTAGGATATGGTACTTTAAAAAATACTTGAAATCGGCTAATATCGTCTTTTAGGTCTAATCCCTCAAGCAATGACGGTCCCATGAAAATTGCATCTTCTTTTTGTTTAAACAGATTCAAAAGATCATTTTTTTCTTTTGAATTTTCATAATCCATTAAACGAAATGCGTGCTTACTATTTTGTTTAATATACCTTGTAAACTCATAAGATCCTGTATGAATAATACCGCGCTGTCCTTTATGCTTTTCTATTATTTTATCTAATAATTTTATTACTTTAGGCAAACTTGTTTCCTTTTCACGGCGGGAAAGCTTATGCTTATTAATAAACACAACTGGTGATTTATCATAATTAAAGGCATTATCAAGTCTAATAAATTTAGCACCTTTAATCCCCATAACCTTTGCAAATTCTCTAGGCCCTCCAATAGTAGCACTCATAAAAACCTTAAACCCTGCCTGTTCGTGTAAATACTTTTGAATCATTATAGATTCTTCAGTACACATAAATTTTACTTCTTCGCTATCTTGATTCCACACCATAGATTCAACACCAACTTCAGAAATTAGTTTAGTATAATCGTCAATTTTACAATGAATATCTTTAATCCTATCAAATCTCCCGAACGCTGTTTTCCAGGTAGGTGTTAATTGCTTTTCAGTAGTTTGACCAAAAATACGCTTAGTCATTTGTTCAGCAGGAGCCTTAACTGCGTTAAATTGAACTAATATTTTTTGTAGTTCTTTTAGTTTAGAAAACAAAACATTTCTATCTTGAACCCGGATTAAATCACCAATTAAATCATTAACATATGCCTTGCTAATATTTGGAGAAGGAAGGCCCTGCTTAATTAAAAACTTAGATTGGTTATTTAAAAGGTCGGGAAGGAAATTATCTATACGAGGAGAAAAATGATTCTGTACAATATCATCTATTTTATGGGCCTCATCAAAGAACGTAAAATCTCTCTTCTTAAATGGAATCGGCCGCTCAGCTTCTTCCATTTTAGGAGCTACATAATTTCTCTGTAGTAGCCAAAATGCATAGTTTAATATTGTAACTGGGGAATCAATTGCTCTAAGCCTAAGTTGAATATAATCACAAGTCTTAGAACAGTCTAATTTTGCAAGTGCCTGATCGTATCCCATATTTTTCATACGGCATTCGCCTAATGAAAATTTAAGACCATTTACATGACAATCGTAATTATCAATACCTTTGATTGAAGGCCATCTTAGTTTTAATCTATAAATATCAGATTCATATTGATCTTGTAGAGAAAGATCAGATGTAATTAGGTATCCTCGCTTTCCCATCTCTTTTAAGATCCAAGAACACCACATAGCGATAATGGATTTACCAGTACCTGTAGGTGCATCAATCACCACAGTTTGATTCGAATCCTCGATGTATGATTCAATAATGGCTTCTATTGTTTCCCTCTGACCCCTTCTAAATGTAAACCCAGTGCCAAATACTTCTTTCTCTAGACCTTCGTCAATAATTTCTTTTAGTGGCCGTTCCAACATATCACTTGCTCTACTTTAATATTAGCTTTTTGTAAAAGTTCAACACCACTCATGTCTCGGTAATCTTCAGAGTAGTACACTCGATTAATACCTGCCTGAATGATCAGTTTAGCACAGTCAAAGCAAGGTGCAGTTGTTGTATATAAATCAGCGCCATCGGATGTCATAGTAGACTTAGCTAATTTAGTAATAGCATTCGACTCGGCATGTAAAACTTCTTGTTTTGTAACTCTTTTTGAACAGCATCCATTATCACACTCATATCCTTTATCCATCAATGTAATTGCATGGTCAGGATTATCATAGTACCTGATTTGATCCTCTTCGCATGTGTTATCAAATCCTCTTGGAGTTCCATTATAACCAAATGAAACTAGCTGTTCGTCCTTAACAATAACGCAGCCTACCTTTCTGCGATTAGCATAAGATAGTTTCGCAAATTGATATGCGGTTTGCATGTAAATTTTTTCAATAGGTATTCTAGGCATGCTTCAAAAAATAAGGTCTGCAAATATTATATGCAGACCTTATTAAAAGTTTATATTAAGTAATTAATTACTCTTCTCCTACTGTATCTTCTGGACTTCTTCCAGCTGCCCATGCTTCTTTAGCCTCATCAATCTTCTTGCAGTAAGCCTCTTTAAGACTTTCACAAGCAGCTTCAAATGCTTCTAGAGTCATTTCTTCTCCTTTGACTTCAGAATGAGCATCTTCATTAGCCTTAGTAGCTAGAGCAGCAACTAGAGCTGCATTTTCTTTCATGTATGATTCTAAAGTGTGATCTTCATAGTCGTCATTGTGGTATCCAACTGCTTCGGTTTTACAGCTTTCTCCATAAATTTCAGAAAGCATTTCTGAAACAGTTTTAGTTTCTTCAACTTCTTCAGTTTCTTCAACTTCTTCGTCAGATTCTTCAACTTCTTCAGTTTCTTCAGTTTCTTCGTCAGATTCTTCAGCTACTTCAATGTCTTCAGGAGTTTCTTCAACTTCATCCTCAAGATCTTCAACCTCGCCTCTATCTACGATGTCTTGTTCGATTTCTTCAGAACGGTCCGCTTCTTGGACGTATTGTTCAAATGATAAGATTTTCTTTGCCATTTTATTTAGTTTTGTTTTTTTCTTACGTATTATATATCTACTTAATCTAATAATATTTTTAGTGTTAGTTCCGTAGTTCCTTTTATAATTCTATGGATAACTCCTTCAGGAATAAAAATACTGCAGTTTTTTTCTAGTTTAACTGGAAACTCGTTATCAAATTGAAACTTCCAATCACTTTCATTAAGAGCTATTACAGTCCTATCTTCATTATCCCAATGCCATTTATATAAATGCTCTGGATAGCTAGGATCAAAATGTCTAATAATATAACCATCGTAACGCTCTTCGGTGAAAGGTTTGCGTTGGTCATTTATCATATCAATCATTTCTTCATATGTTACCATGGTTGATCTGATTTTAAACCTAGTTGTTTTCCAAATAGAGTTGGACCATAACATGCCCAAAATCCTGTTTTAGAAGGATCCATTTTCTTTTGTAGATCGCATTGATGGCGGGCCCAAAAGCTTGCTGCCCTACCAGGATCATCGTTCTTAATTGTTAAGTTAGGATCTCCCCATTCAATTTTAGTCGCAAGTATATTACCCTCTTTATCAGTCCTACCGCTGTTATGGTATACTATAAATTTTTTACTACCTCCTTTTTCAGGGGAATCAAGTTTTACTTTAATTGTATTTCCTCCTCTAGGTTTATAGATAGCAGGCTTTCCAACCTCTAAGTTTTTTGCCATCCAGCCTGAAGGACCTTTAAGAATTACATTACCCTTATCCCAATATTCTTTAACTTCTTCAAAAAGCTCGGCATACTTTTCACTACCAAGTCTAAAAAATGAATTAGTTAAATCTAAACCTTCATCAATATGCGCTTTTAGTTCTGGTGAAACGTTTTCCCAATCTTCAAATGTCTTTATAAACTTCATATCTTACTTTTCTAAAAGGTCTTTTCGATCTAGTTGTTTATAAACCTCTTTACGTGTTTTTTCCATCTTTTCAGCATATTCTGGATCTTCGTTCCTGTTAAATACAACCTGTTGTGTTAATGAACCACTGATTGCTTTTAAATCTTTTTTACGGGTTTTAATTAACCATGCTGCCAAATCTTTAGGTGAAAGGTCTCTAAATCTTCCTTCAGCATCTGGAAAATCTGAATCTTGCCATTTTGGAGAATTTTCAGACACGAATTGTTCAAAGTATCCAATAAATTTCATCATGACGGTCTGTTTTTATCTTTAGCATAAGGCTGAGAATTATCTTGTATCCATCTCTTGCCTAGCGGATTTTGAACGGGTGTTCTTAAATGTCTATTGATTTGTTTTTCAATTTCATTAAAAAGATCTTGATTGTCATATGATGAGTTATCAACAATTAGCAACCTATCTGCACCAAAAAGTTTTTGAAATTTACCTAAGTTATATTGAACATCATTCCACATTTTTTCAACAATGGCATCAGGTAGTTTGCGTGCTCTATTTCTATTTCTTTCAAGAGCAACTTCAAGCGATGTATTTACGAATATCATGTACGTATCGTATCCTAAGTCTTGATACAATTTTCTTTTAGACTCAATTTTTTCAAAATCTTTACCAGTACCGTCGATAACTTGGCCTAATCTACCACTTATGTAATTAGATTGCATCTTTCTAGTAACCTCCTTAGCTTTATTCCTAACCTTCATGACCTCTGCCCATACTTCAGTATCTTTAGCGTATTGCGCTAGTTTACCAGCATCATATCCAGCATCTTTAAGTTTCTTTTCAAAAGCATTGTCGTTATTAACTAATTTTAAACCAGTTGCATAAGAAACTGAAGAGAGTGCTTTTTTAGGAAAATCAAATAATTCTGTAGCAACGTAAGATTTTCCAGAGCCAGGGCCTCCTGCCATAAAAAAAGCTTTAAGTATTCCTGGATCATTTACGCCTTCATTAATTTCAGACTCTGATATAGCTCCTTTCTGATTAAACATAGATCTATTTACAGTTATGACCCCAGAATCATCTTGTAGTTTTATAACATATTCATCTACATCAACTACTGTGTATTCTTGACCATAGTATAGTACTTTAGTATCAAGCTTAATCGCTTTAAAATCGTCCTTGCTTATTTTTTCTCCGTATTTCTTTACAAAGTCTTCAAATAGCTTAATATATTTCATAGTTAAATATCTTTATTGTTTAATTAAAAAAGTGTCGATCCCAGTCTCTAAGTAGATTCTTAGCCCTTCCTCCATTGAAAACCTTGTTAAGAAGATACTGTACCTCTTTTCTTAATAATTTAGCTTGATCTTCAGTTGACCATTCTGCTTTAATTCTTGTCTCACGATCCGGATCTAGAATTACCTTAATTCCAGCCTTCTCAAGCTCTTCTCTTCTTTCATCAGTAAAATGCTTTTCAATAGAACCATAATAATCGGGTAAATATGCCGACCCGCTCGGTTTATGTTTCTTTTCGTTGACGAATTTTTCGAACAGTTTTATGTGTTTCATTATGCTCTTTTAATATTTTCTGCCGGAATTGTTTCATATGAAACTGCTGATCTGGCTTCTTTTGGCATCAAAGGATCTTCCCATAAATTTAAACCCTTCGTGTCAATCTCTAAAACAACAGGATCCTGTATATCAAATAAATCTTGAACCATCTTAACTCCTTTTTTAGATCCTACAACAAATGCAGCGTTGTATGTTTGTTCAGTGTTTGAGTCTCCGACCGAAGAACCAAATTGATCTGAATGAGCAGATGCATTTCTAGGCTCTAGTCCATTAGTTAAAATAGATTCAACATTTGCCGATGCTGCAACATGATACGCCTTTCTTAATTTAGAAGGATATACTGTAAATATAAAACTAATGCCGTTCCCCATATAATACCCTACGCTCGTCTTCACTGCCATCATATCTCCATCTTTAGCAATCTTTTTAATTGAATTGATTGCCTTTTGCATCTTTGGAGGTATAACCTTAGTTTGATTAGGTAAATCTATACTTAACGTAGTACCTGATCCGCTAACTTCATAGCCTTCTCCTTCTAAAAACTTTCTAACTTTTTCTTGTGTTGAAATAGGATCTGCAGCCTCGCTTACATTCTGCATCGAATCCCATTCTTCAAATAATTTTACATGTTTATTCATGATATATTTATATCTTTAAAATTTAGGTATACCTCCTATTTTTGTCGCCCTTCTTCTCCAAACGTCCATTACTTCCTTTCTTGTTTTAGGAGTTAAATATTTTTGGGTGTCTAAATAATTGTTAACAGCGTCGATCATTTCGATTTTTCTCTTTTTTGCCTCATATCTAAGACCTTGTAGATTTGCGTCTACTTCTTTTGGTAAGATTAAGTAGTGATATTTTGGTAAAAAATCTAGTTCAATTAACTTTCTTAATTCTGTATCATCTTCCTGTGGCTTTCCCTTTCGGTAATTACCAACACTAACGCCATCTTGGGTTATATGTTCTATTTCATGTCTCATAACATCTGCAAGATGCATGTATGTATTTGACCATTCTCCTGGAAGCCATTTTGGGTTAATTGCAAAATCAATTATAATATAAGGAGTCTGATCTTCCCACTCATCTTCTTTTTCATCATAGACTTCGTCTCTACCATCAGCACCAGTACTATTAAGTATTTCAAATCCATTTCCTTTAAAGTATATACTTGCTTCTAAGTCAAATTCTATTCCCCTGTCAGTATCCTCAATCTGATCGATATATGTTGATTCTTTTTTACCAGAATTAAAATCGTTAACCCATTTTGTAAATACTTTTCGCACTAAGGATCCTGAAAGAGTATCCCAACTCTTTCTACCCTCATTTAAAAAAAGGTCTATTGATTTAATGTGCTTCATATTCTATATATTATAAAAAAAAGGGGATCGTTTCCGATCCCCTTCAACCTAAAAATAAAGTAACTTTTAGCTATTTATGCTTTCATTACTTTTTTCATCAACTTTCTCAGTGAAAGTTTTATTTAGAGATTCTAGACAGCCTTCAGCATCTGCAATTTGCTGAATCAATTTATCCATCTCTTCAATAATCTGAGGGTGTTCTCCAATACCCACAGAATTTGAGATGTAAACCTCTAGTGCTGCTATCGCCTCTAATCGTCTAGCGCTATATCTTGCCTTTAACGCCTCTACCTTAAGATTTGCCATTTAATTATTTCTTTCTTTTAGTTGATTAATAATTTCTTGAAGTCCTCCAAAAGTGATTGCAGCTCCGGCAAACATCCAAAACTCTGGGGTTGTAATTTTAAAAAATGCAACAATCCAAAAAATTAAAGATTGGAATCCTAGTTGATTGTTACCAAGAGTCTTAAAAGCTCCTGTAAAAAAGTTACCTATTTTCTGTAGCATATTACTTATAATTTGTATCTTATATAAGAACACCAGTAAATTGTTTCACATATTGTTGTATTGCTAATTCTTTTGCCTTTGCTTCGATCTCTATGTCAAGATTCATGCCGTAATCTTCAATTGGCTCATACACATAATCAGCATGCGCTCTCATAATAACAGAAGCGTCCTCGTGAAGTTTCTTTGCTGATGAATAATGACATAGTTGTCGAATGCCTTTTGGCCAGGTTTGAGCTGCCAATTCAAGTGCTTCCCTTTCTGGCATTGGGTCATTGTAGCAACGATGATGGTGGTAATCAAATGTAATTGGAGTACCGCAAGATTGCCAGATTTCGTATAGGTCTTCGACTCCATATTGTGCTGGTTTGTCGTCGTTTTCTAGAACCAGGCGTGACTTAACTGTTTCGTCTAGTCGATGGAAGTTTGTAATAAACCTTTTAATTGCAGCGGGCTTATCGCCATATGTACCTCCAGCATGGATATTGATTGGAGCTTCATGGGTTCTTGGTAGACCCATTGCATCCATAATTTCACCATGCTGTCGTAATTCTTTGAGTGTTTTTAGGACAACATCTTCCCGTTCTGAAGTTAGGATATTAAACTGACCCGGATGGAATGTGATACGTTGACCATATTTTATTGCAAGAGTACCTGCACCCTTCAATAGATTCTTAATCTTTGTCCAGTTTGGAAGGTCTTCAAGTTCATATTCAGACATCCATGGAAATAAGTTAGAACTCATCCGGTACATCTTAATACCATGTTGATTATTCCATTTAATGATTTCAACCATGTCGCGAACGTTGTTCTCTGCCAATTCTCCAGCATACTCGATACCTTTTGCTTGAAACGTTCGCTTAATCATACCGCGACCAATTTTTACACCTTGTTTATCAAGAGTAAGGTTAATGCAACAATATCCGTAATTTACCATTTTATAAAAGTTGAAATAAAACCAATAATCATCCTAATTAACGCAATTGGCCAAAATAAACCTACGATAATTCTTTCTAGAAGAGAAAACCGTAATTTTTCGAACTCTTTACCTAAAAAATTAATCAGAGAATCATATATGAAGTTAAAAATAACGCCACATAATAAATAATATACTAACTCTTGACTAATTAATCCCATTCTTTTTCAAATGTATACCAGTGATCAGCAGATGCACAATCGCGGGCGGCTTCAGTTACTATAGTTATAGAGTCTTCAAGAGAAATTGTTTCAGTAATAAATCGGACATTCATTTCTACTAAATGTTCGTTTTTCAATTTGGAATGAGACCAACTACCTAAACCACTGATTAAACGACTTGTAATATCTTCAGGACTATTAAACCTGGTGCCCCAATATAGATCATCTGGGTATTTTTGATTGTCATTTAGTTCAATGACTAGTCTTTTAAGTTCATCAATTCCTATCTCAGATTGAACTCGATCGACAATTGATCTAATTTGAGATTTAGATTTAAGAGCGGCTTGATAACCGCCTCCTCCAATTCCATTACATTTAATTTCTTCTGCGACAAATGTGTAATTCATATTGCTTATCTTTTAACTATATAGCTAATATAAACCTTTTTTACGACATAAAAAAATCCGGTGATAAAAAAATTCACCGGATTCAATATTTTTTTAGAAGTGTAAATATCTACAGTGTTTTGATATTATTCTTTTTCATCCATTCAGCTAGTTTTTCATGTGCTGCATTAAAGACTCTAGATCTATTGTAATCTTTGCCAATATTCTTAAAGTATTCTTTAGCCAAATAATATGCAGGTTCCACATCCTCGTTATTAGCAATCTTATCTTTAATTTGCTTAGAAAGATCTAAGGCAATTGCTGCACCTTCAAAAAAGAATGCAGTATATCCGGTGATATCGTTGTAATGGTCATTAATTAGTTTAGCAGCTAACTTTCCAAGAGCTTTTTCTCTTTTATCGGTACTAAACTTTTGCTCGTCACTAAGCGTATTCCACCATAAGTAAATGTAGTTATGCTCAGCATCATAAACAGGATCCATGAAACCACCTTCAATAATTTCTTTCATTTGATCTTTGATCCATTTAGGCCATTTTATTTTTCCATTAGCCTTAACCCATTTACCGTATTCAAAGCCGCTCCAAAAACCTTCGGTAACAAATTGTTCAAATAATTTAATATGTTTCATTTTTTTGTATATGATTTCATTAATGTATATATCTAATAGAAAGGGCCTGAATTAACAGGCCCTTTAATCACAGGATCGTATTTAGAGTTTGCTTGTCTTAAAGAGTTGCTGGATCGATCCTTATTATCAGATTTCTATTTGAACTTAATTAATTGAATATAAAATAAAGTTTGCTGTAAGAAATCTTAAAAGTTTTTATATCTTTTGGTTTTAAACAAGAGAATTATTTCGCGCACTAGTAGGCCAGTAGGATTGTGAGCTGGTTTCATCCACTGTACACCTTCCTTTGGATAAAAATGATAACGTTCCCATCTTGCCATAGTCATTTATATATCATATCTTTACATCAGCATATCTGTCGCTTAAAATGGTCTCATCCATAATTGATACTGGATTAAACTCTTTTGCAGTTAAGACTGAAGTCATAATCGCAGGTGAGAAGCCGCTGATCAATGCAGTTCCAGTTTTGTCAAATGCAACTGGCACATCACCTCTACGAGACTGAATATTCCAGTAGACAATCTTTGGCATCTTGTAACCAGCATCACGGTACTTGGTCTCAATCATTTGCTGAGCAGTTGGATTCCATTCAGTCACTGCCGATTCGCCCATCCATCGACGAGAAGCAGTCGCCTCATCAAATTGCATATCTGATAGGATCAAGATCTTGTCAGGCATTTGATCCTGTGATATGTTGTGCTTCTTTGCTTGATCTAATACTAAATCAAAAGCCGCTTCAAGATTAGTGTTCATGCCCCAATCAGAGCTTGACATTTGACGGTAACGATCTTTAAGATCTCCACTCAAAACTTCAAGTTCAGGTTCGCCGCTAAATGTCAAGAAAGCATCTTTAAAAGGACCCTCATTTCTCTCAGCAATGTACATACCCAACGAGATAGCAACATTCAAACAGGTTACGTTTGCATTATTACCTGCAGCACAACTCATTGAACCAGAAACGTCGACCATTGGCAAAATCATGTCATTCGCACCTTCTAAGTAATTAGGCAATGCCTTCCACTGTTCAGTCGCTACTTCTTCATTTCCAAATTGCAATGATTTAATCACATCGTATGGGTAAACTGAGCTAGCATTAATCTTAGTCTCGCCTTTCTTAAGAGATTCCAAGTAGTTAGTGTAGCTTTCATTAGCATTTTTCATAAATGCACGTTGGTAACGAGCTGCAGCAACAGATGGCACTTGAGAGAACTCAATAGCATCCCATTCTTTAGCACACATTTGCTGTTCAACCACTCGAGTCAAATTAACTAGAAGCTGACGATATCTTTTTGGGCTTAGACCCATAAAGTTACGCAACTTAGCTGCAGTTTTACCTTGACGTGGCATCCATTTAGCACATAATGAGTTACGGGTCGGACCAAGTAGTGCCTCACGAATCATACCAAATCCATATGCTTCGCACTTAGTGCCTTCAAGTGCAAGCAAATCATCCCATCTGCCGAATTGTGGTACTAACCACAAGTTTTTAGCCACGACCTCATAATGATTATCGGCTAAGTAAACAAGAATGTCTTTAAAGATTTGTCGCTCTCCAGCGCCTCCACGAACATCACGAACCCAAAACAAAATTTTCATTGCTCTCTCAGGATCTTGATAAAATGCTTTTGAAAAGTCTGAAAGCAAGCGATCTTTATCTTGACCTCGCATTGCTCCAATATTATAAAATAGATCAACTACTGCGCTCAAAGAAGTTGAGTTAGTAGCCATACCGTTTTCAGTTAAACGGTCCTCTTGACGAAGTGCGTCCATTAATTTCATATCCAATAAATTTAAGTTCAATAATATATGAAGAATTCTAGAATAGTTTCACCTTAAATGTGATTAAGCGCAAAATTAATACTCAGTATAAGATTTTGAATCATAATTTTCATTCCAATTGCTATTAGAATAATTCCAAAAACTCTCTCAAGAATAGTAATTCCAACCACTCCAATTTTTGCTTGAATCCAACCTGCCATTTTTAAAACAATAAAAATAACTACGGAATTTAAAAGAATTGCAGGAACTACCACATTAGATCCATATTCACTACCAAGCGACATTATTGTAGTTAAAGTTCCTGGCCCAGAAATAAGAGGAAATGCTATTGGAAAGATTGTTGCCTTCATCGCATTCTTTTTCTGCTTATCGCTATCATCTATTCCTAAAACCATTTTTACACCAAAATAGATTAAAAGAAAAGAACCTGCAAGACCAAAGTGAAATGTTTCTATTCCTAGTAAATTAAAGACGGTTTCACCAACAAAAAGAGTAGCAACCATAAGTACCGCCGAGATAATAGTTCCTTGTAGAGAATCTATTTCACCATGCGTTTTTCGTAATTTGATTATGAGAGGAATATTTCCTAACATATCAATAACTGCAAAAAGCGTTAGAGTTGCGGTTGCTAAATCAATTAAATTCATGACTAAGTATCTCGAAGCTCAAAGCCTCTTTCATTGATTCTATTTATTATAATTTCTCGATCACGGATTTTTTCAATGTAGTTATTCATAAGTTCTTCAGGAACTCCGTCCCATGCCTCACTAAAATCACTAACATTAAAACCTCTATCTAGAGCTTCTTCTCTTAGAGAAATATATCGATCATATAAATATTCGAGCTTGTCATAAAAGAATTTAACATGTCCTGTTCCTAGAGTAAACTCATCCGGCATATTTTTAAGAGAGTAGCGCCCGTTTCGAATAGCGTTCGGAATCCTTTTGATTTCTCGAAGCTCGGCCAACAGAATTTTATCTGGTAATTCGAAGGGCGCTACTCCCGTATTAATCCTAGTCATCTTGACTTTCGAGTTTTTTGATTACAGAGTTAATTTCTTCTCTCGATTGCCAACCTGCAACGTCATCATTGATACCCTCAACAAAGTCTTGAGTACACCAATCCTTACTAAAGTCTTTTGGCCAAATAGCAATCTCAAAAGAAGCGTATTCTTTGACAGAATCTAAATTTTCTCGAGGCGAGCAGTAGTTTCGCTCACCGCACTGTACACTCAAGATAAAGTTACCTATTTCAGTGTGAGAGCCAAAGCCATCACCAAACCGATTCTTCTCAAATTTAATATCTTTAAATGTCATATCTTTTGGTTTTAAAAGTTTCCAGGAGCAACCTGCATACAAGTCAATCCATTATTTCTCCACATGTCAACAACTTTTTGTCTGTCGTCAAAGACGCATAATACGTCATTCTTATCAGTGATCAGATCATCCAACCATGTTTGTTTAAGTTTATCGTCTGGCATAAACTTAAAGCCACTACTTGTTGGCCTCATTTTAAGTACATCAAACGGTACTCCATGCTTATTAAGCCATGTTTTGGTAGCATCCTTAGTTGCCTTACTCCGTCCGCTAAAGATAACAATCATATTGCCAGCATCTTTAAACATCTTGGCTATTTGAATAACTGCATGATTAGGCTCATCTAGATCAATGAGCGCTGGATCAAAGAATTTATCCCAGTCCATTTTACCAGTATCTGGATTTTGTGAGATAGCTCTTCGTTTGTCAATGAGGGCAAGCGTGCCATCAAGGTCAAAAATTACAATTTTATTTTTCATCTTAATTATATTTACGAGAATAAAAACCTACTGTTTTAATTTCAGTATTTTGAGAATCAAGGTATTGATAACCTTCATAATTTCCAGTATCCATTAGAATTCTTTCTAATACTGTACACATGCCAGCTTTAAATTCTGCAGTTGCATAATCATCAGTGCGGCTAAGTTGGTTGTTAACCATCTCTTTGATCTCATTAACCCTAATTGTCTTTTTCATAACTAGTAGCTTTAATTACAGTATAAATATAAACCTTTTTTCTCAAATAAAAAAATCTGGAGTGAATTATTTTTCAATTACTGACAAATATAAATCGACTTGACTATCTACAAAATTAGGAGCATTAACTTTCATTCTTTTAGACCAACCATCCGCCCATTTTTTAGCATTTTCTAATTGGACTGAAGTTTTGCAACTTAAAACTACTTTTTTAACGAATAAAAACTGATCTATGAATTCGTCGTAAGATATGTGATTACTTCTTTCCATGTTTCAAAACCTTCTTTTCCGAATTTAATATGTTCTCCTTCAAAATCTGAAGCCCCGTTAGAATCTCTATCATCAATTAAATAATCGCCTTTCATTAGAGATTTATTATGGGTAAGGATGAGTCTTTTGTATGCTCCAGGACCTAGGTTATTTTCTACCCAAATTCGCTTAGCCTTCCATGCCTCTGGATTTGCCCATGGCGCAGTTGATAAAATCCAAACGTCAAAATTAGGATTCTTACAAAGGTTATTAAAAGATTCAATAGCATCTTTAATTGGCTCAGGATCATAGAACGCCATTGCGTTCATATCTACAATGTTACCTATTCCTGTAGATTCAATATATTCTGGTAGATAATTTTTATTTACCCATCCTACTAAATCTACTAGGACGCCATCCATATCTACATAAACAATTTTTTTATCCATTATTAGATTTTGAAGTATTAGATGACTTGAATAGAATAGAACACAGAATGTTAAGACCCAATGCCTGTGTAAAACTAATTGGATTTACTTGTTCTACTGCTGGAACAAGGCATGAATTCCATAGCCATTGCACTGGAAAGGCCATGATTACCGCAATTACTGCGACTAAAAGAATAGAGGCGATAAAAAGTCCGATCGCTTCAGTAAATGATGATTTCATATTGATTGAGTATTAATTACAGTACTAATATAATCATTTTTCATGACATAAAAAAATCTGGAGTGAAATATTTTTAAACTATTTCAAACTTTTTGATTCCGTACTTATCCATCCAGGTTTTAATAAAGCTTGAACCCATCCCTAATTCAATTATTTGATAGTTATGTGGGATTACCGGTTTTCTTGCTGCTGCATTATTAATAATGTCAACGTGTTTTTCAGAAACGGCCATATACGTCTTTCCATTTGTCCGTTTTTGATACACTACTACAGTTAGTGGTTTATCTGTTTCAGGTAAATTCATATTCATTTCCAAAATAATTGTATTGCTATTAGCGCACTTGCTAGTAATAAAGAAACTCCCGTCTTTAAAGTAATAGATTCTCCCATTAAATAGTATGTCATTGTAGCAAATACCAGCATTCCGCTAGCAAACCCAATAAACCTACCGGGCCACAATAGTCCGTCAAAATGAGTAACTACCATTCTAGTTGCATGTATTAAAATATAACTGATAATACCACCAAACCCAAAAGAAATTAACCAGGGATTCTTCTTAAACCATGGCCAAATAAATTGACCATTAGTTTGAATCCAAATAAGACCTTGTCCTAGAAAAAATAGTAAAAAACCGTAGAAAAGCTTCAAAATAGGGTTGAGGTTTTTGTTAACATATGGCTAATAAATGAGGGTCTATGGTGTTCAGTTGCTCCAGAATTTTCAATTGCTTTCCGATGTTGAGCTGTGCCATATCCTTTATTACTTCCCCATCCATATTCCATAAAATCTTTACTTAAAACTTTCATAAGCATGTCTCTTTCTGTTTTTGCCAAAATAGAAGCAGCTGCAATAGGAACATATAGATTATCTCCTCCAATTACAGTTTTATATGGTACTCCTTCAAACCCATGAAATTGATCGCCATCTACTAAAACAAAATCAAATTCCCGGTCTTTATATACTTCGCGAAGGCATTTTTCCATTCCGGTCAAAGTTGCCTTTAGAATATTTGTTGATTCAATCTGTTCTACTGGAATGTGCTCTATATGGTACGCAATTGCATTATCTAACACCAGCTGTCGAGCTTCTGCGCGTTGACTTTCATTTAAAAGTTTGCTATCTTTAATAAGCTCATGCTGAAACCCAAAGGGCATGATACATGCTGCTACTGTTACTGGCCCAGCAAGTGCTCCTCTTCCAGCTTCATCGACTCCAATTTCGACAGTATTTAAATCTCCGTGTAAACTTGATTTAAGAAGTATTTTTTTCATTTAAGCGATCTTTAATTTTATATGATCGCATTATGAAAAGTTTATTAATCTACTTTGGTCTATCCCACCTCATTTGATTTTCTGAACGGTAAAATCCGCATTTTTCATAAAATCCAATATTTTCATCAGAGCAATTAAGGATAGTTTTATAACACTTCTTTGTTAATGCTAGCTCTTTAAGATATTCTATCATTTCTTTACCGACACCATATCCAATATATTTTTCGTCTACTGCAACATCTTCTATAAGAGCCACTCTGTTTCCAGACCTAATTAACTTATTAATTGTTATTAAGCTAGAAACTCCAACTACGTTATCATCAATTGTCGCAACAATATATTGAATATTATTATCTGATTGGATTTTCCACCATTGGCTTATTGCTGGCTCTGTATGCCCAAAATGTTGGCTATAAATTTCTGAAATCCTATTTAGATCTTCACCAATTGCCTCTCTAATAATTATTTCTCGTTTTCTGTTCTCCATTTGTCGTATCGCTTTACTATATCTTGTAAAATTTTAGCGCGAACTATATCTGCTTCGGTAAATATATGTTTACCTATTCCTCTAATACTTTCAATCAATGAGATAAAATCAGGAAGAGAAACTCTAGATGCTGCAATATCATGTTGACTTACATCTCCAGTCACAATTACTTTAGAATCTCTTCCCATTCTAGTTACAAATAACATTAGTTGTTTAAATGTAGCATTTTGTGCTTCGTCTAGTATCATAAGAGCATCATCAAATGTGTCTCCTCTCATATATGCAAGAGGTTCAAAACGAATAATTTTTTTGTCAAATAAAACCTTTGTTTCTTCGATTCCAATTATTTTTTCGATGTTAGATTTATATGATTTCATATATGGATCTACCTTATCTTCTTTATCTCCAGGTAGAAATCCTAACTTTTCGCCAGCTTCTTGAATAGGTTTACAAAGTACTATTTCTTTAATCTTTCGTTCTTGTAGTAATTTTAATCCAGCATAACATGCTGTAAATGTCTTTGATGTTCCAGCTGGACCATAACAAAAAGTTATTTCATTAGATTCTATAGTATTTAAATATTTTCTTTGAGATTGTCTTAATTGTACATTTTTAAGTTTATCTTGCTGGTTCGTATTTGAACTTCTTTGTCCTCTTGGCATGTATTGTAGTTTAAGATTTAAATTTAGTTGCCTGCCATAATAACAAGCTCCTTTAACTTCATCAGTTTATTGCACTTTTCATATTCTTCTAATTTTTCAAAGTACTCTATCATTAGGTCTATAAATTTAGATCGCTGTCCAATACCATGTGGTATTTCTATAAGTCGATCGTTATCTTTAAACACGATGAAGCGATTTACAGTTTTAGTAAAATTTCTTGTGATTTGATAGTAGGATGCTCTCATCAGGCTATCCCTGTCTGAGTTTGAAACGTATTCGCTCATTGTGATGGTTTCCGTGTTTTTCATAATGCAATCTTTGGATTAGCATTTATTTACCTATTGAGTTATATATTCCAAATGGATATAATATAGGTTACTACGGATGCAAAATATTTTAATATTATCTGATTATCAGCTTCCAAATTTCTTTTGGACATATTTGGCTTTAGCCATCTTTTTGCGCTTTTTCTGAGAATTCTTTTCAAACTGTTGCTGGTCTCTAAGTTCTTTTAATTGTTTAGTCTTAATGACCTTTGATTTATATCGTTTAAGAGCCTTTTCAATACCTCCCTTTTTATCTACCTTTACTATGAGCATGTTTATAAGATACTATTTTTAATGTTTAGTAACGCTGCGCATTTTTCGTATTCTTCCTTTTGCTCATAGTGGTTAATGATTTTATCAATCACTTTAATTTTATGAGATGCTTCACCGTCTGATAAAATCACATATGATGGATGTTTAATGATAGCGTCATAAATTATATTATATGATCCATCTTTATCTATTAGGCCATTAATAATTGCACTGAACGCCCAACTATTAGATCCCGCAAAACTATAAAATAAACTATCCATGTTCTTTTATTTTTTCTATCAAGTCAATTTGATCGTCATTTAGCTCAGGATAAAACCCATTTACCTTACATAAAAGATCACCTCGACCATCTGTATTATATATCGGAAATCCTTTGCCTTTTATTCTAAGAGTTCCTCCTGGCTTACTTCCTTTGGGAACATTAATCGATATCTGACCTTCTGGAGTCCATCCTATGATTTTACAACCTGACATGATGTCCCACCATGGAAGAGTATGTTCGATCCAAATATCATTTCCTTGTAAAATAAATCTAGCGTCGATCATTACTTGAATATGAACTATAACATCACCATTTGGCAGATTACTATTATATGGATGTGGTCCTCCTTTACCTTTAAGTTTAAATTTTTGTCCAGTTTTTAAACCAGGTCCAAAATTGATTGATAGATTTTGACCATTAATAGTAAATTCTTTTTTTGTTCCGCTAAACGCTTCTTCAAAAGAGACGTGCATATCTACCCTGTAATCAGGGCCTTTTTGCGGATCTTGCTGTCTAAATTGTCCTCCAAAAAATTGATCGAATATATCTGACATTGAATGATTTTGGCCTTTGCCCTTTGCAAACTGACTAAAAAAGTCATGACCACTCTGCTGAGAATCATACTTGGTTCTTTTTTCAGAGTCACCTAAAATATCGTATGCTGCTGCAATCTCTTTAAATCTCGAATCATCTCCTCCATTTATATCTGGATGATATTGCTTACTTAATTTTCTATAAGCCTTTTTAATTTCATCCTGAGTTGCAGTCTTTTCAACGCCTAATATATCGTAGTGAGACATGTTAATCTAATTTTGGCGTGATCCTCTTAGGATTAGATTTTTCTTTTAATCCCGTTTTTAACCTTTTTTCTTGTAGCCTCTCTAGTTTAATTCTTCTCTTATTTCTAGATTCTTCTACAGTATTAGATCTTTCAAGAGCATCTGCGATCCTTGTAAGCTGTTTTATTAATTCTTTAGCTGTTTTCTCTTCCATAACGATTTTTTACTAACATTGATTTTCCATTTTGAAAATCCTGATAAGGTAATGAATGATCCTTTTCACCTCTATGTGGACCATTTACCATTATAGTATCCTTATATGGATTTGTTTCTCCTACTTTATCTTTTAGCCAATCGTCTAAATCTCTAACTGAACCATGAAAGTGTCTGATTTTTATCATTCTTTCATCCTCGTCTTTTAGATCAGCTCTGAATTCTTCAAATAGTTTTACATGCTTCATATTCTATATATCAAAAAAAGAGGACCCATTAGGGTCCTCTTCGACGGGGGCCATATAAGGGCTAGATAGCACCCTTATTGCATTATATTTATCAAGCAACTAAAAGATCTTGTACCTTTATCATGCTATCGTATACTACTTTACACTTTTCATATTCTTCCGATTCTTCAAAATAGTCTAGCATGATTTGAAGAGTATTATGTAAGTTTGCTAGATCGTCATCATCCATGTTTCGCAAATGCCAATCTGCGATTCCATTTTCAGAAATCTTTTTATAATTTGTTTCAATAGCCTCTTTCATCAGGCGTTCTTGCCACTCTTCAAGCTTTGAATTAAACTCATTTTCAGAGTTTTCCATGTACTGATCAAAATCAAAATTATCGTCCATAATTTATTTCTTATTAGTTTCAAGTTTATATACCTTCTCTAGTGTCATCAGGTCACTTATAGAATAAGCTTTTCTATCTGATGTGTATACAACAGTATTCTGTGGATATACTTCAATCTCTTCAATCTGTGTGATTACTTTTTGATTTTTTGGAATTACCCAATCTCCAATCTCCATACTATATCTATTTGTCTTAACGTTATATAGCTAATATAATAAAAAAAGCCGACATAAAAAAATGCCGGCTAAATTATTTTTACAAAATTGTAATTTTTTTTGATTCTTTGCTTTTCCCAAAAGAAAGACTAAGAATTCCATTTTCCATTTTAGCTTCTACTTGCTCAGGATCTACATTGTTAGGAAGCTCAAATCTTTTATGAAACGAATGTCTCCATTTAGTTTCTTTGCTTTCTTCAATTTCAGCAAAAATTGATAAGATAGTACCCTCAACCTCTACTTTGACATCTTCTTTTGAAAATCCTGGAAGAGCCATTTCATAAGTTTTACCATCTACTGTCGTAGTTGTTCTCGTTCTAGTTGTTCCAAAGAACGATTCATCAAATAAGTCAAAAATGTTTTTGTAGTACATATTATTTAGTTTTTGGTTATTGGTCCGTTATTGGACATATACTATATCTAAAAAACTATACCAGTTTCACTAAAATGACACATTTACATATATGTAATTAAGGTTATGACGATGTGTCATTTAACGCAAGCGCTTAATGACTTTTTGTCACTAAAATGAAGCATTGGGAATAAGAGGTAGATTTGAAATCTTTAGCATGATATTTGCGGTAGCTTCAATATCCATCTCGCAATAATCTTTAATACGCTCAAGGTTTCCTCCTTCCCAATAGACTTGAGATACCATACTTCCCTCTAGATCTTGTTTTGGACTTGGTACTCCTAAAATTTCTGAAATTAAACCAAGCTTAGCGCTGTTCCATCCTCCAAATTTCCAAACATCTTGTGTGTCTAGCAGGCAATTTTCCCAAGGTTTTTGCTTATGAAGATGAAATGCTTTTGGTACTAAAAGTCCGTGAACAAGCGACCTTTTAACAATGTATGGTAAATCAAATCCTTTGACGTTATGACCAGCCCATATCATCTGAGGATATTTAGACATGATTTTACGAGCAGTATCATTAAATTCTTCAAGTAAAACCTTTTCATCGTCATCATAAAAAGACTTAGCATTAAATGAAATAACGTTTCCTATTTCGTCAAACTTAATTTGACCAATTGAAATGCAAACAATTTTACCCCACTCAGGATATAACCCGGCCATTTTTGGATACATTTGATCCTTTGAAAGATCTTTAAGCTCTTCTGGCTCTGCAGTCCTTAATTGTTTTGATTTTAATTCCCAATATTGATCAAGTGCTGGATTATCATCAATTACTTCTTGATAATTTTTTTTGCCGGTGGTGGTTTCAATATCAATGAAAACCATTTGTTTTAATTCACTAACTTCGTACATATCTTTATAAACTTAAAAGCGCCTAACATAGTTAGACGCTTATTATATGATTTTTCTATAAGAAGTTTCAGCTTGTCTTAGACAGCAAAAAGCTCCAAAGTAATCCTATAAATGTATTTGATTTATACCTTTTACCATTATGGTTAAGTAAGTAATTTTTCTTTTCTCTTTTTTT